ATGGCTCCCGACCCGAACGGAGCAACCTACTACTAACTGCACGAATTCTCTGTAACTCATTGATTCTAAAGGAATTATTCCACTTGACACACTACGATTTTGTGGCTAAAATGCCTGACAAGTGGCCAGAAGGTGCCACCAAACTTCTATGCATAAAATGCAGTTTATGCTGTCAATTGCATGAATGCTACATGCAACAAATTACACTTCAATGAAAGGTTAAACTATGATTATTAATCCTTGGAAAGCTCCAAAATGGACGAAATACAAACAACGCAACAAGAAACAAAAAGGAAAACTGCTTTGTCCGCTCTGTCAAAAAGAACATCGAACAATTGATGCTGCGCACATCTGTGCTTTGGAAGTCTCGAAGTATGGTTCAATCGAACTAAAGTCACGATGGGCAACCTATGAGGCTGAATGGTGGGCGCGTCATCCAGATCTTAAAGCGCAGCTAGATAACCGTTGACAAGTCTCGGCAACCTATGAGACAATTCTCTCATGGCTAGAAACCGTAACTCTAAACTCACTACTCTGAAAGGGAATTCCATGAACATTATCAAGAAAGTCTACAAGTATTTTGATCTCGACACGTTCGAACAGAAGTCTGAGGCCGTTGATGTACCGTTCGAACCTGCTAAGGATCTCGCAGAAGCTCAGACTCGCATTGGTGGCGATGAATCCGTCCTTTTGAAAGCACTCAACTCTTACCTGAAAGCACAGGTTTTCGCGGAAGCTGAGAAGTCTGTTACGTCTAAAGGTGGGCGTAAGGCTGTCGTGTTCGCCATCTGCAAGCCATTTCGTGCTTTGCCGCCATGGTCCACAATGTACGTTCTGAATGCCGATGGTACGCCGAAGGTTGAGGATGGTGAGAAAGTCATCGATCGTGCCGCGCAAACTGCAAGCATCCTTCAGGTTGTGAAGTCCAATCAAGCGATGCTTGACGCCATTCGTGCTGGTTCCGCTCAAGCTTCGGATGAGTCTGATGATGATAATGGCGAGACGGAGTAGTCGAGCGCGTTCGTAACGCGAGACGGCAAAAGGCCGGATGAGCATTTAAGCTTATCCGGCCTTTTTGTATTGTGCTGTGTTGTTAAATCCAGATGATTGCCATTGTTAGCGACCTCCCTTCATGATTCGAATGTAATGCAGCATCATGATGCGTCGTAATGCTTGCTCAAGCTGTACAGGAGTCATGATGCAACCTCGATGAACGATTCACGATTGATCCACTGTCGAACGTTGCTTAATGGCTGTGTGCACTCAAGCTTCTCATGGCCGAACACTTTCTTAACGTCTGTTACTTCGAGTGCAACGATCCAACCGTTGACGTTGATGTAACCACGTTTGCCGATCATTTGCATTAATTCCTTCATTGCGTTCTATCCTTCCGTTGCGAGCGTTAACTACAGGCGCGGCATCAGTGCCAGGATGACTACGATGACGACCATGACGACAATCATAAGCTTTGCTTCGATGTTCATTGTGTTGTTCCTTTCATTACTATTGAGCATGTAACGATACTAATAAATACATGAATCATTGTCAACACAATAATCATTGCCATTATCCTTATAACTGTAATGATAGTTGTAACTACACTTGTAATTGGCATTGTAATTGCTATTGTAATAATGACTATAGGGATACCCCCACTTTCATGTAAGAAGTACCTTTATCTTTCATATACCCTCCCCCACACACATAAAGAGTTATTCATTATACAAATAAAAATTTTTGTGCACGTAAACATAAACTCACGCGAAGATAAAATAACGTAAATGCTTAAACTGCTCAAAAATAATTTTTCATACCCGGCTTCGAGGCGCGCCCCTTACGGGGGTATGGCCTAACCTACTGAAAACACAACGATTAAAGGTGTTGACAAACGTATACGCCATGAAGTACCCTCAGACGAATGGAAGCCAAAATCCCGCTCATTCACACGAAACCTTCAACTTAATTTTAGCTTTATGATTATCGATGGTGTTCACATAGCAGTTACGCGAGAATGGATTGGCGATGTGCTGCGCCTAAGAATTGAGCGCCAACGGGAAGATATATCGCAATTATTCATGATAACGCAGGCACCGTCAGAACGCTTCGAAGGTGATTCGTTCATCGAAACGGAGTACGGTAAGCTTAGAGTTTTCTGGCGAAATGACATGCCGAAGGATAAATTGGCGCAGATCCTTCATCTTTCGAAGTTTCGTTATCCAGTTAAAGGTCAAAAGCTGGAATTGGCGAATCCAACAACGAATGAAGCGCATGAAAAGCATAAGTTGCCGACAACGATTGAAGATGCAAAGCTTCGACGTGAGTTTAATGATGAAGTGCGTCAGGACGCGGCCCAGGCTTTTGACGAATTAAAACGTGAAGGATTCGTGGACAAACATAAATCTCCATACGATCCGAACGGCGATCTTATTCATTAAAAATTCGAAATCTTAAAGGCGGTTTAGCTTGAAATGCAGACTTTTATTCCGGTTTGGGTAGCAGTAATAGGTACGATTTCTATTTTGAGCGGCCAGTGGCTTCAATGGTATTTGTCTAAAAGGAGTGATACAATAAAGAATCAAAAATTAGATAATATCACATCATTAACGGACGGAACTTATCAATTTGCGCAGCAACGCATTAAACGCCTGGAAGAAGAAGTCGCGGCATTAAAACAAGCCATCGTAGATCAGTACATTTCATCCAACGAATCAATGCATTTAAGGTTGGAAAATGAAATAAAAGATATTAAGCAAGTAATGATATCACAACAACCACATGAAAAAGGAAAGCCACCCTCATCAATTAAATGAAGTCGTTGAAGTTATCGAGTTAACTTCCGAAGAGTTCGAAGATCTCGAACGAAATGAAGTTGAATGCGAGGCGCTCCGCCGGGTTAAAACGTCTCCACTTTTAGCTTACATTGAAGGAAATCCTTATGCTGCATCCTGAAGTAAACGAACAACCTACAAATGAAATGCTCGTTTCGAACGAAATGAACGCGGCGGCCATCATTGCGTCAATCATGGCCGCCGCCGGATTAATCGAGACGCCGGAAGCTAAAGCTGCATCCGAAAAGGATCTCAATCATATACAAAGGATGTTCAAAAACGCTGGCGCGGGAATTGATGACGCGGCCATTAAGATTGCGGAACTCATGGAGTCAAACAAAGGTGAGATTGCACTCCGTGCGTGCGAAACGGCGTTAAAGGTTCAGGGCGTATTTAATGAAAAGGATAAAGGTCGTGTGAATCCGACTGTAACGATTAACGTGCATAATAGCTTTGGCAGCGATTCAAAAACTCTCGTGAACCTTATTATGCCCGCGGCCCAGTGAAATGCCCGTCGTAAAAGCATAAACTACAACGTAAAGGAAACTCATGGAAACTCCAACAGCACTTAAAACTACAATTAACTTACCTGAACCTGCAAAAACTTCAGGCGTGCGTCATGCAAACGGTAAGCGAACTTTTGAGCTGCATTTTCGTAAAGGTAATCGAAGGCCGGAATCAAAAGTATTTGAAATGGACAGCGATTTACCGGAAGCGATAGCACGCGCGCGGCTTCATTGTGAGAGAATGGATTATCGATTCTGCGGTTGTTATCCTTTCGTTGTTGATCTTGCAATGCAGGAAGCTTCACGTAATGATGAAATTCATAGCGAATTCGTTTAATGTGGGATTTCATCAATCGTAAAGTAAACGTTAAGTCATTCCTAGTAATCATGATTACGTTTGGGTTCTTTACATTGATTGGAATCTTATGCTTTCATACTGTACCAAAAGATTCACAAAGTATCATTTACACTTTACTTGGTTCAGTTGCAACGGCGTTTGGAACGATTGTAGCATTTAAGTTCGGTTCATCGTCAGGTTCAACAGAAAAGTCTGAAACGATTAAAGCTGCGTTAGAAAAGAAGGACAAAGAGTAACGGTGGGTAACGAGGGCATCACACTATGAGTTTTAAATCCGGTTTCGTTAAAGCATTGCTCGGCGTTGATAAAGCATTGGCGGAGGTAAATCCGCTGTTTGGGTTGGCCGCGCCGTTGATTACTGCGATTCAACCGAATTCCGCTACAGCGGTAACAAAGATTGCAACGGGAATTGATCAGCTCGGTCTTATTGTTGCACAAGCAGAAGCCGTGCGTCAAACACTTGGATTGAGTGGAGCGGATGCAGCGAAGGTAGCCGCGCCGCAGGTTGCGCAGTTGTTTTTGAATTCATTGCTACTTGCTGGAAAGCATCCAAAGGACGAAGCGTTGTTTAAAGCACAAACTACGCAGCTCATTGGAATCGTTAATGATATCTACGAAAACTTTGACTAAGCCTTTTTATTCATTGCCTGCGGTATGTGCGTTGACTGGGTTAGGCCCGCATGCAATCAATAAAAGAGTGCAACGTGGTGGATTAAAAACGTTTTTCATTGGTCGAAAGCAGTTCATTAAAGTCGAAGACGTTTTGAAGATTGTTCGCGGACGAAATGAAACAACTTAACATTATACGCTTTTGTTATGCCCCAACAGGAACCTTTGGATACGCTCAAAGTGAAAATGGTGTTTTATATACAGTCGAGCGGCCTTGGTTATCCAATGCGCATGGCATTTCATGTATTCCGGAAGGAACATTTACGTGCGCACCACGGTTTTTTCACAAGGATGGATACAATGCAGTTGAAGTTAAAGGCGTTCCGAATCGACAAGACATTTTAATTCATATTGCAAATGTACCGAAAGACGTTGAAGGCTGTATTGGCGTGGGCCGCAAACTTGGAATTTTGATGGGTGATTGGGCCGTTTTGGATTCTAAGCTTGCATTCGAAGCATTCATGGCAGAGTTTGGTAGTGAGCCATTTCAATTAACCATTTCGCAGATTAAAGGCGCAACGTTATGACGAAGTGGAGGACAATGTGGAGGACAATGTGGAGGACAATCTTCATTGTTGTTTTATTTGTGATTCCACTTTATGCGTCCATGAACGATGGCCAGGCGTTAAGTAAAGTCCGTAAAGCATATGGATTAAATGCAGGATTAGCTTCAAATCGATTTGGGTTGGATTCGAACTGGACTCGAATGATTCAACTCAAAACTCCAATGTGTAATGCAGATAATGGAGATCTTGGAATAGGATTTAATACCTGGGAAGCCGCGTTCATGAATATGACGGCGCGAGTAGCTTCCGGTGCACTTTTAATTAAAGGACCATTTAAAGGTACTGTTGATTTAGCAACAAATTATCCAGTTGTTGGAACGCCAACGTCAATGGCGCTTTACATTGATGGAAATGTTGTAACTACTATTGGGCAAGACTTTTCAGCTCCACCGTATGTAAAGATAACTTACACTGTTGATACAACACAACTTGGATTTGGACTTCATGCAGCATGTTTAGTTTCTTCCGACGCTTTAGGCGTAACGACAAACCGCGAACCCTCAGTATTTATGGTGGATCAAACCACGCCATGAGTACAACAAACGACGAAATTTTAGATCACTTTTTAGTTAAGGAGATAGTTATGCAGCAGTTCACGATTCCTGCGAATTCACAGCAGTCATTTCAGATTCTTCCGTTGAGTTCTAACGAGAAGCCCGCGAAGGTATTTGGAAAGATCACATTTGATATTGAACCGAAAGGTGGCGCGCTACTTCTTCCTTCAGATGACGGCTCAACGCTTGTAGTTCAAAGTGTGGCTGACATGGATTTTCAAACAATTACAATTTCAGGTGAAGCAACAGCAACGGCAGGTGAGAAAGTTGTTACAACACCGTTTCAGGTAAGAACGCTTGGTGCTGTGCTGGATCATTTTGGTATCAGTGCTGGAGCAATTGAAGTTCTTCCGTAATGGAAGCCATTGGGAAAATAGCTTACGAAGCCTATTATCTTGACGGTAAAAGAGAGCTTTCAGTTTTTACCTTATGGGATAGTTTAGCTATTCGATCCCAATATGCATGGACAGTAGCCGCGGAAGCAGCTGTTAAAAGTTTCATGCAACGTATATTGAATGAAGTAACAATTCCTGCGCAACTTGAAGCCACAAAGAAACGAATGAATGGAGTTAAATCTCGAATTCCGAAACACTAAAATATGCAACGCAATTCGCATGCTTTTAAAGTTATCCAAGTAACTTCAAAATACTCAAAAGTGGTGTGATAAATGTCAGCAATTAAAATTGCACATCTATTTTGGAAAGCGAAAGTCTTCACTTGATGGTTATCGAAGTGAATGTATTCTATGTGAAAGAAAACGAGCATTAGATAACCTACATGCTAGAAAGGTGGTCTCCCCTGGAGTTAAATATTGAGTTTCGGAATGAGGCACAGGAGAAATTCTTCTGGAGCAAAAAACGCAATAATCGCTTCGGGGGAGGTTGAAAAGCTTTGGCAATGGTAAGACCTACGCTGCATGTTTACGTGCGTTGACAATGCTGATGACTTTTCCTAATTATCGTGTTGCGGCGTGTCGTCAAGTTTATAAAAACTTACGCGCAAGTACGATGCAAACGTTTTTTAAGATCTGTCCAGCAGAGTTCGTTAATACTCATGATGAAAACTTTGGCCTTACAACTTTTATTAATGGTTCACGTGTCTATTGGTTGCATCTTGACCAAATGGATGAGGCAACCGCGAAAGGTTTTGAGATCAATGCACTTTTAATAGATCAAGCAGAGGAAGTTGAGGAAGCAATCTTCCTTTTGATGGATGCTCGTGTTGGCCGCTGGGATAAGGCAGAAGTGCCAGATTACCTTCTGAAGCAGTTTCCAAACTGGCCGCGGCATCCTAAGTGGGGTTATCCATTAGTTCCAAATTATGTTGATATATTGGATAATCCTTCTGATGACGAATTTCACTGGGTATCACGATATTTTGATGCAGACTCCGTGGAACGTAAACCGTTATCTACACACTTTTCTATTGTACGTAAGACTGATGACGATTTAAATGATGCAGCTACAATTGGTCAAATACTTACACGGGATCAAAGTTGGATTGATAAGTATTATTTAGGTTTAAAGGTAATCAGTGGTGGGGCGGTTCATTCAATACAAAAGAGTTCACGAATAAATCCAGATGAAATTGAAGAAGAACAATGGACTGCGCTTCTCAAAATCATTAGAGAAAAAGCTTCCCTGTATCGAATTTTGGACCACGGTGAAACTGCTCCTACTTGTTGCCTTTGGGTTGCTTGTTTTAACGGGATTCACCTTATTTTTGGCGAGTATTATCAACCTAACGATGTCATTAGTAATCATCGGCAGCATATTCATGATATCTCTGTTATATTGTGTGACGAAAAGAATTTAGATAATTTTAACGATTATGCTGATCCGCAGATCTTTAAAAAGACAGGCCAGAAAAATGGTGGACATTGGACAACGGCAAATGAATATGCTGATACGGAAGAAATCTTATCGCCGCCACTTTATTGGGCACCAGCGGATAATAATGAACTCGCAACACGAAATCGCATTAATGAGTTGTTACGCGGTGGTGGAAAGTTCGTTAATCCAATAACGAAGGAAAGCCCTGCACCTGGTATTTATTTTCTTGAGTCAGGTGAAAGATGGCCGTATGGTTGTCATCAAGCTTTAATTGAAACTACACGACAACGTAAGCTGCTTTTAGGTGAAGTTAACGGAAAGAAATTTTACAGCGAAGACCGCGACCCGAAAGTACCCGATCACGCTTATGATTGCGTTCGATATTATGTTGCAGTTCACGGCGTAGGTATGAAGGAGCCTGAAAAAACTCCACCACGAAGAAGTTTTGCATACTTTAATCGAATTCATAAGTTACGAACGGCAGTAGATAACTTTAGGCAAGGTTAAGATGACGAATGACTAAACCAAATACATTGATAAGCAGTCCGTGGCAAACACGTATTCAGCAAGCTAATAAGTATTATAAAGCTTGGGAAGAACGTTTTCGTTGCGAAACATTGGAATCTTATTACGAAGGTTTTCAGTGGTATTTAGCTAATGGAATCCCACTTGATGCAATGAATGTTCGCCGACCATATACTTTAAATCTCATTTATACCACAATGAAAAGGAAAGTTGCGAACATCACGTATACTTATCCTGAATTTATCTTAACTCCACGCCCTGGTCAAATGGATTGGAATCAGGATATGGCAGTTCAATCCGCGCAGATTAAGCAAGATACGCTGAATACGGTTGCAAGCGATCCAAGGTTAGAACTCGTTGAAGATATTCGATTGGCTGCGATCGATTCATTTTTTAGGTTTGGTGTGGTCGAAGTTGGATATAGCACTGGATGGGAAAATCCAAATAAGCCTAAAATGGAGTTAGCTTCGCATGAAGATCCACAAAGATATTTAAATAAAGATCGAGTCATTTCGGATAATCCAGCATCGGGAACCGCGTCAGCATATACGAAGTGGATTTCTGCACGACGCTTTCGAGTTTCGATGGCAGATGATGTAAAACTGCGAAATTGCGATTGGTGCGGTTATTATTCATTCATGCCGATTGCGGTCTTAAAAAAGACAAAAGGGATTGATTTTCCATCACAATTTGATCAGAATTACTATTCAGTCGATATCGCAGATGCTTCAGCATACTTTGAGGAAAAAGGATACAGCAGTGATGCTGCGGCTGATATGGTCACGCGTGGTCAGATAGCTAAAGTGTGGCATATTTGGGATAACATAACTAAAGAACGTCTTTTATTGTTAGATGGTAACTGCGAAAACATGTATGGCGAGGATTTTGAGCGTTTACCTTTTTCTACGCATCGTTCTGATTTATCCCTTAAAGGATGGTATCCTATTCCTCCTGTTTGGCAATGGCTTTCACCACAAAATGAAGTTAATGAAGCCCGCGAGCAAATGCGGCGTTATCGTCGAAGAGCTACACGTAAATTCGAGTTCACAAAAGGTAAAGTTTCAATTGATGAACTCGATAAAATGAAGACTGAAGTAGACGGCGAAACGATTGAAGTTAAAGAAAACGGTGGGATGCCGGTGATTCGTGCAATTGCGAATCCTGAAATTGATTCGAATATTCAAAATGGATTAATTCTTGCAAAGGAAGACTTTGATACTGTTGCATCAATTCCAGTGTCCGCGGGTAGGCCGTCAGATAGACAAACGGCAACCGCGACCAATAAAATCGCTGCGGATCAAGGTATAGTTGAATCCTTAGAACAAGTTGACTTTTCACGTTTTGTTGCAGGTATCGGTCGTGAGATTCTTCTTCAGTTGGGTGAGAAAATGTCGGAAGGCATGTGGGTTAAATATACCACTGATCCTGGTGATGAAGAATCAATAATGGCTGAAATTGCTCAGAACGCACCCATCTTCAAATATATCACTTCACAAAATTTACAAGACGGATATGACTTTGACGTAGTGTGTAATGTCGTGAATGCTACGCCGAATCAAATGCAGAGTGAGTTGAGTAATTACGTTCAATTTTTATCATTGATGACACAGTTTCCTGCAATTGCAATGTCATCTACACTGGTACGTGAGACTGCATATCGTTGTAACTATAAAAACGAACGGGTCATCAAAGAGTATCAAAAGATGGCAATGTTAGCAATGCAAGAGAAAGCTAACATGGCGGGGCAATCATTGCTTACACAAGGTTTACTTCCACAGCAAGTTAATGCAAGCAATGTGAATCGTACCGCGCAAGGAATGTCTGAGCAGCAAACTCCGAATACAATTGCAGAAATTCAAAGCCAGCTTCATTCGCAGGTGCATTGATATATGGCAGATAAACGAAAGTCAATTTTAGATGCAATTCGAGATCATTACATTAAAGGTTTAGGGCAGATGGCGGATTCTGTCGTGGTGCCACAAAAACTAAGTGATGAAGAGTTGAATCGACCAATTAAAAATGCATTGCCGACAGTGCCGCGTGTGGTGAAAACGAGTAAACAAAAGCTTGTTGTTCGTTAAGGAGTATCTATGTTAGCACTTTTGATTACGCTCGGTGTTTTGGCCTTGATTCTTTGGATTACGAATGGCTACCTTACAAATGATTCAGACCCAAAGACAAAGAAGATTGTGAACATTGTCATTATTGTGATGTTCATCGTGTTTTACGTCCTGTTTTACAATGGTTACATCGTTCGACATTAAGGAGCGCGTGATGCCTGGACAATTAGGGACGTATCAAGATCCATACGAAAAGAAGATTGAAGACGCACGTAAGGCTGGAAAGATTTTAACTCCAGATGACTTCAAGTCTAAGGATATGCAAGCTGCGTTGTATCGTTTGAATATGAAGAACTCAACGAAGAATGACAGCGCATCTGATACTGCAAAAAAGATGCAGGCTGAAACAAAGGCTAAACCTTTCGTATTCAAAAAGGGCGGAATGGTTAAAAAGTCTGGCATTGCAAAAATTCACAAAGGAGAGAAGGTGCTTACCGTGAAGCAAGTTAAAGCTGAAAAGAAGGAAGATAAGGCTGCGAAATCAGCTAAAAAGTCAACGAAAAAGGCTGATGTGAGTTCGAAGATCACAAAACAAATGGCCTCGATGTATTAATCTGAATTAAGGAGTAAGCTACAATGTTTGAAAATCTATTTAAACGTACACTGCTGTTTGTGGACGATGGCCCCGCCGATGGTGCAGGCGGTGAATCCGAAGGTAAGGATGACGTTAAAGCTGAAAAGTCACTTTCAGGTTCCATTGACGCGGCAGCCGAGGAGATTGAGAAGGAACTTCGTAAGGATGAGAAGGATGAGAAGGATGACAAATCTGATGATTCTGATGATAAAAATGATGAATCAAAAGACGATGACGAGGATGAGGACGATGAGAAGGAAAAAGAACTCTCGGCAGAAGAACTCATCCATGCAAAGAACCTTTTTAAACTTCTGAATAACGAAAAAACAGCCGTCGGGACGTTAAAGACACTTGCGAATGCTGCTGGTGTTGAGTTGAAAGACGTTGAAACGAAAAAAGAAGTTAACGTTGCCGCGAAGACGATTAAAGATAAGATTCGTGAAGGTTTGGGTGATGATTATAAGTTTTTAGGTGAAAAGCTTGGTGCGGTCATTGAGTCTGTGCTTGCGGATGCAATCAAAGATCAAACGAAGGATATTCGTGAAAAGCAAGAAAATGATGCAAAAGCTGCAACGATGAATGCAGTGAAAGATGCACAAGTTAAAGTCTCATCTGAATACGTTGAAATTCCCACGCGTGTTCTTCAGGAAGTGTTGCGAATTCAAGTTGAGCAGGAAATTCTTCCAGGTAAAGCTGCACCGGAAAAGTTCTTTAAAACCTGTTTAACGATGGCCGCGGAAAATTTAGGTGTTACGCTAGTTAAAAAGACTCCTTCGAATGGAAACCCTGACGTGAAGAAAAAAGAAAGAAGTCCTTTGGATGCATTATCAGAGAGTAGAGGCTCACACAAAGAAGGTGTGAAATCTACCCAAGTCAAGAGTATCAACGATGCTATTGCTGCGGCTGTAGACATGGTTGAATCAACAAAGAAGTAGGATTAAATGAAACGAGAAGTATCATTCGGACGAATGGTCTTTTCGCTTGGCGTCATTCTTGCACAGGTTTATTCTCTAGTTTTACTCTTCACGCATCACGCGCAGGCGGGAATTTCACTTGCAACGATCACTTTTGGTGACACAGCAGCGCCAAATGACATTGCAATTTATTTTGACAGCGTTTTCACTCAGTCACTCAAGAATGCTCGCGGCATTTTGATTGATAACATCGGAAATTCAAATGCGTTGTTCCATAAGATCATCGCAAGCGATATGTATCAAGACGCCGATGGTGGAACATACATTGAAGAAGAGTTGATGTATGCGTTGTCTCCGATGGAGCCGTATGATGGTTTTGACGAACTATCTACCGCTGAAACGGATGGTGTGACGGCAGTTCAGTTTGAATGGCGACAATTGGCAACACCTGTTGTTTATTCAATGAAGCAGATCATTCAGAATCGTCGAAAAATCATTGATCTTGTAAAGACAAAGATGAATCAATGCAAAATGGGTATCCAGGAAGGATTCTCAAAGCAGTTCATGCAGGGTTCAGGTGCGGGCGCGATTGAAACTGCATACAGCAATCCGATTAATGGAGCGAAATCTATTAATCCGCTGGGATTGTTGATTAAGTATGATCCTACAACGTCAACGCTCATTGGAAATATCAATCAAAGCACTTCGACGTGGTGGAGAAATAAGACAGCAGATTCCGCTGCAACGACAGGTGATGGATTCATTGCAGAATGGATGCATATGTATAACACTTGTTCACTTGGATCGGGCGGCGCGCCTGATTTGAATGTCGCGGATCAGGTAACGTATGAAATTGCTTCGATGGCACTTTACAAACGTTATCGTCAGACTTCGAGTGATTCGGATTTTCCGTTCACGAATATTCGAATTCCATTTGGATCTGGAAAGTCATTGCTTGTTTTGGATGACAAAGTTCCGGATGCATATACGAATGCAATTCCGAATGCAAGCGGCGCTTTGACCTATGGTTCGATGTACATGATTAACTCGCAGTTTATGAAATTGCGTCCTATCACGGGCCGTGATTTTGAAATGCTGACTGACGAGAATGGTAAAACATTCACGAAGCCTGCGAATCAAGACGCACGAATTGGACATTGTGCTTGGATGGGTCAAGCAACAGTGAACAATCGTCGTAAACATGGCGTGCTTGCTAAGGTTGCACGTATGGCCGCATACACTTTCTAACGATACGCTTACGTTTAAGGTTTGGGGAGCATTCGAAAAAGGGAGTACAATTTTTTGCATGATTTGCAGTTTGAGGTTGTTCCTGAATATCATGTAAGTCTTCCCAATTCATGACAATGATGAAATCCTTTCGGAGATCGATGAAATGAGATTTAAAGTTGTAGGTTCAAAGCGAGATGTCATGGCAGTAGTTATCAAGAATAAGGATACACTAACCATGAAAGCAGGAAGTCCTGCGATGTTGCAAGTTAACGCTACAGATGATGGACTAGCTGTAACATCATCCTGCAATCTTGCAGCAGCGTTGCTCGGTAATTTTTTTGGTGTGCTGTATGCTGATGTTGCAGCCAATGCTTATGGTGAGGCTCAAGTTTTTGGATTTAATGATGGTACGAGACTTCGAGTTGCAACTCGTGCTGTTGCTACTTCTGATGTTTGGGCTTCTTATCCAGCAGGTGCAATTGGCGATCAGCTTCAAGTTTGCACTGGCACAGGATATGGTGCTGGTTCTACTGACATGGATCAAGCATTCAGTAACGCAGGATCGGCTGCCGGTTCTGTGTATTGCAAACTACGATTGGGTCAGACTTATGCTTCTGCGACAACGCAAGCATCCAGTTTGAATCTAAGTCAGACTGCTTCTTTTCTAACCGTGAAGGCAATGATTCACGCGTTCTAAACAGTCACCTCCGTGGAGTCAGAGTAAACGTCCTTTCTGGCCATTGGCGCGTAAGACTCTGACTCCACTCTTTTTTAAGGATTCTCCTACAATGGAAAAAGTTAAACCTTTTAAAGTGTTTATTCTTGTGAATACATTACATTCAGTTACAGCTTCAGTTTATGCTAATCATCTTCATATGATTGGATGGTCGGCTAAGCATATCCCAGGGCTCGAATTTGAGTTTTGGGCGCCGCCTCGAATGTCCATTGATAACGCACGAAATACTGCGGCACAATATGCTTTGGAACGTGAGTGTGATTATCTTTTCTTTCTTGATGACGATGTTCAAGTTCCACCGTTCGCATTAAAGGCTTTACTTGAAGCCGATAAAGACGTTGTTGCTGGATTGATAATGATTCGTGGGTATCCATTCAATGTCATGGCATTTAAGTTTGAAAACAAAAAGGTTAACGGAGAGAATAAAAGGAATCTTGGCTATTTTAATAATCTAGCGCAAGAAAGATTAGTTAAGAATGATTGGATTGCCGAGGCTGATCTTGCGAAGAAACGCCCGAAGTTGACAAAACGGCAGTGGTCTAAGCTTCCAATGCGACTTGTTCCGCTTCAAGCTTGTGATGCAGTTGGATTTTCATGTTGCTTGATTAAAGTGGATGTTTTGAAGCCTTTAGAAACGCCATACTTTTTGACTGGCAAGTATCATACGGAAGATGTTTATTTCTGTATGAAAATTACTGAAAATTTACGTCCAAAGCCATCAATCTATCTTCATACTGGTGTTCAAGGTGGGCACATGCTTAATCCTGAACCAATTGAGTATGGGAGTAAACCATTAATGAAGGCGTTTTATGGAATGATGTACGGGAAGGAAGAAACGCCATTTAGTCGAAATGAAGATTACATTGAGCAGTGTTTAGCTGAAATTGCTGCTAAAGGCATAGGTGTACAGTGAAAGCTAAACCTACACTCAAAGCTAAACCTACACTTTTAAAGATTAACTATGGCTGCGGTGAAACGAAGCTTAAAGGGTTTTTAAACATAGACATTGAGAAGTCTGCAAAACCTGATTTGATTTGTGACTTACGCAAAGAACCCTTTCCACTTGAAGATGAGTCAGTATCTTTGATTCAATGCATTCACAACATCGAGCATATTGAACAAGTGCATTGGGTAAAGATCTTTTGTGAGTTTCGACGAGTTTTAGTTCCAGAAGGCGTTTTGTATTTAGCTTTTCCTGAATTTGAAAAATGTGCTAAAAACTTTCTTGAGAACTTTCAAGGTAAGCGTGATTTTTGGCGGATGACATTGTATGGAAGGCAAACTTATCCTGGTGATTACCATGTAGTTCCGATGGTAACAAGTGAAGTTGTAAGCTTTCTTTCAGACTGTGGATTTCATCATATTGTATCTGCACCTGAACCGCGTGACTACAATACATTCATTACAGCCAAACGAGGAAAGTTACCTGAAACAAAAGAAATTGTGTTGGGTAGAGAGATTTTTACGGCAGTGCAGCATCAAAATATTAAGATCAAAAAAGGGCGTAGGGTTCTGTGAGTACATTTACTCAAATCAAGGCCGCGGTCAGGGCAAATCTTGATGATTCAGGAGTGTCATTTTATAGTGCGGATGACCTTTTAGAAAGCATTGAAGACGCATATAGTGACATCTTTTTTCAAACTCGTTGCTTGATTAAGAAGGTTACGTTAAATTTCATCAATCGGACAGCTTACGATTTTAAGCTTTTAGGTGTTGAAGATTTCATGTGTGTAATTGCAATCTTCAATAACAACACAAATCGTTGGTTGACTGATAATTTGACTGTACGCGATCTTGATGGAATTCGTTGTGATTGGGAGTTGTGGAGTGCACAACCTCAATTTTGGGCGCCGCTGAACTTTGATATGAATCTCATTGTACCTTACTTGAGCAGTCCGACAGGTACATTTGATCTTTATTATGCAGCTAAAGCTCCTGATGTAACTGATGACACAGTAACACCATTGATTGCAACTGATATGCAAAAGTTGCTTGAATGGTACGCCACTAGTGATATGCTAGAGTCCGCTGAAGAGTTTACTAAAGCTGGAGCATATTTTCAGATGTATGGAGAAAATGTCGAGGAGTATTCTGAGCGGGTCAAAAATCAAGCAAAGCGTGATTTACTAATTACAATCTAATCTTTACGTTTAGAGAGCTATCTCTCTGAGCAAGCCAACGAATGTCCTTATTCAGTTCAGAACAGATTAATAGATATGTTCTGCAAGGCGAACAGCTCTTTACAAATGAGTTCAGATGCATTACTGATCGCCTTGCGATTGAAGTAGTTTCTGGAACTTCGCTTTATACTCTCCCCGACAACGTTATCGATATCCGCCGAATAACCTACCGTGGCAGTAAAATTGACCCCATTTCGCACAGAGACATGCGAGAATATCTTGACGGTTTAAGCTCGTCTGGCACTCCGCAAAACTACATTTTTAACAATGTTGGGCAGTCTACGATTAAGCTGTTTCCTACCCCCGCTGAAACTTTAGGTACAATTCAAGTTGACTTGTTTAATCCTGAAATTGTTAGGGTTCAATGTATTGTTGAGTTTTGGACTGTGGCTGACGGAATTGGTTACAAGTTGCCTGAGTATATAAGACGAAGGCTGCTTAAACCTTATGTACTTAAGTCTTTATTTTTAGCTGAAGGCAAAGGACAAAACGTTAAAGCTGCTGCATACTGGGCTAAAAAATGGGCCGCGCTGAAATCAATCTATGGGATTCAGCTTGAAGATCAACTTAACATACCACGACGATTAATGGCGAATGGCTCTTTTCAATCACGTTCATATTTAGCACAACCAGTTTTACCTTTGTCCATGCGTGGCACAGGAATGAATCCAGGAGAATAAGATGAGTGAGATTAACAAGTATCTTTCTGTTACAACGCTTCGTTTGATTGATGCACAGATTAAGGCCGCGCCTGGTACGATGATTGAGTTGGTTCCAACGCCGGGCGCAAACAAAGTCATCATTCCATTGAATGTACATCTGCATTTAAAATCTGCTGGTGGATATACTAACTTTGACGTTTTAGCTTCTATGGCGTTGCAACGTGGTACGGCTGGGGGTCAAATCTTTACTTTGGATACATTCGATTCATTGTTAGGGAGTGCGACAGATTTAACAGCAAACATGATTCAACAGCCTGTATTGGATGCACCAACGGACATCACAAATAAGCCGTTAAATCTTGCAATCGTTAATGCTGCTGGTGCATTTACTGGTGGTGCTGCGGCCAATATCCTTTGGATTACAGTTACATACTGGGTTAAACACGTATGAGTGAGGAAACTCCAGACAATGCTCATCTTGAAGGGTATATGCGTCGTCATGTGAATGATCGTGATGACATAAGCATGATTGAAGATCATGTTACAGAGTTACTGACGACACCTGAACTTGATGATGATAAGCATATGAATGACTACATTCGACGCTACTGTAATGACATATGAAAAGCATTAGCCTTACAAATTCAACTTTGACGTTTTTAATTGATGACGCAGATTTGCATTCAATTCAACAGTATCAATGGTATTTAATAAATACTGGTCATGGGTATGCAATTAGAATGACAAGGCCACCTTATTTTTCAGTTGGACATCTATTACTCAATATTAAACATCCAGAAATGGAGCCAGATCATATTGATCGAGACCCTTTTAATAATCAACGGATTAATTTGCGAGTTGCAACTAAATTGCAAAACGCTTGGAATAAAAGAAAACCAGTTACAAATACTTCCGGGTTCAAAGGTGTAACTTGGTCAAAAAGGGCTCAAAAATGGACAGCTCAAATTAAAGTAAATGGGTTTTGTAAGGGATTAGGTTATTACGATTTAATTGAGAGTGCTGCGAAAGCATATGATATAGCAGTTAAAAAATATCATGGGAATTTTGGAGTTTCGAACTATGAGCCCAAATCAGATCAAATTTGATGATTATTCTGGGGGGTGGGCGCCAAGTGACGACGCACTCAACGGTAGAAAGAACATTTTATTACGTATGGAAGGCGTAACGTTAGATGAGAATGGCGCGCTCGTTATGTCCAATGGCACTAAACGACATGCGACAGTTTATCCTGCTGCGGCACATACATTGTTTTCAAAGTATGTATGCGGTGTAAAACGAAGATATCTTGCATTGGTTTCTGGTGCAGTTTATCGTGATGCGACAGCGATTGTAGCAGCGGCGGCAGGTTCATTGACTAGGGCCGCGTTCGGTGTTTTCGGTGACTTCGTTTTAATTGCAACCGGAAAAACGTTGCTTAAAGATGAATGTGATGGCACAGTGAGTTCGTTGATTTTAGCTGAGCCTACAACTGCACCTTTAGTGACAGCGAACGCAGCGCCGCTACTTGTTACATTTGCAAGCGACTTTTATTCTGGACACTCTGTTGAATTCGGTACAATGATTCTAAGTGCAATTTCAGTTCAGTTACTCACTAGCGCAACCTACGCGGGTGTTAGGGTGGCCGCGGCTCATTGTAATAACGCCAATGTTGCTCAAGACTACAGCGGAAGTGATGAAGACATTTTCTCATTTACGTTGTCCATGGATGATTTTACAAAGCTAGTTGATATCGCAGTTAACTTTACGATGGCAACTGGTGAGTTGTACTCCGCCAAGTTTTATCCGTCAGATATTACTGGAGTTGTCGTTCCAGGTGGAAACGTATCGTTAAGTAAAAAACGAGGCGATTTCATCCGCGCGGGCACGAATTCAACGTATACTTGGGCCAATGTAATTCTCATTCAAACTATCATTGAAACGAAGTTGAGTGTGGCTGTTGCATCATGTATCTATAGTGCATTTCAGTTTACAGATAATTCAGAAGCCGCTTTGAATGGAACATACGATTGGCTACAAGTCAATGTACTTAAAACTGGTCTTTATGAAGTACAATCGATACCTGGGCCTGTCAGTGATTCATTGACGATCGTTAATGGTAACGCAACAATTATTCCTGAAGATCCTTCCATAATCTCACCTGAAACTACTGAGATTTGGATCTTTCGTCGTGGCGGAACATTAAGTTCGTATTATCGAATTGAACGTATGGAGTTAGGTGCATTGGCTCCATTTGATGATATTACATCTGATGAGGATGCACTAGCATTAGGTATCTTACTTAATGATACATTGCTTGAAGTAAACGCAGCTAATCTTACTGATGACATTGTTGAAATTGTTGGGCCGGTGAATGGCCGGATGCTTTATTTTACAACTGAAGAATTGTTGTTTACGCCACCTAATCAACCGGATTGTTTTGACCCCGCGCTAACAATTCGCATTGCAGGTACAGAGGGTGAAGTTTTTCTTTGGGCTCGCAAGGTTAGTGAGAATACAGTTTTAATTGGAACGACACATGATGTATATACTCTAACGGGTACATACATTACACAGCCAGATGGAACGTTGGATGTTTATCATCGACCGCTGGGCATTGAAAAGCCTCCAGTTTGTCGTGATGTTGCGGTGTATAAGACTGCGGTAATATACTATACTCCATTTGGATGGTCCATCGTTAGTACAAGCGGTGACTTTCACTCATTAGTTGAGCTGAATACGGATCTACTTTATACGGGCGTTGTACGCTATGAATATGGCGGGGTTCCTGTTATTGTTGCGGATGCATTTCGTTACGCTATTGCAGTTGCACGTGATAAAGCTTACTGTGTAGTTCCAGTCATTACGGATTATACATCTGATACAACGATCAACGATGATTCAACATGGACTCGAAGGCTTGAAGTTTATGACCTTCAGAAGAAATATTGGCGCCCGCTGAATTATCTACCCACGTTACTTTATGCTGAAGAAGACGGTAATGTCATTGCATTCTTTGATGATCTTCGATTGGCATCATTGGATTATGCGCATACAAAGTTACTGAATTTCGTACCATAACAACATGGCATATACCCTAGAAACATTATCATTAGTTCAAGATGTTACTGCTGCGAATGAAAAGCAGCTTGTGGATATCTTAACTCCGCGGCTTTTCAGTGCCTCACCATATAATCGAAAAAATGCATATACACTAAAGTTGAATGTGTTTACTGGTAGTGATGTATTGAATATCCTGGTTTACACATCATATCAAGATGATCCTATATATGTAGGTAATGTTAACACTGCAAGTTTAGTTGAGTGCTTTTTGAATTTGAGTGAGACGTTAGGCATTACGAAATGGTTTCAAATTCGTCTTATTGGGCTGCTAAGCGATTTTAAGCTTACTGGATTATCAATTGATATTGAAGATCATCCACAGCCGCTTTCAAGTTATCGTGAAGATTTAGCTGATCTTGGCCCAAATAAAAAGCGTGTTCGTGTTTGGCCCGTTACAATTGATACAATGGGTGAGAATGTAACCTGGACACCTTATGTAGATAACATTCCTCAAACTCCGATGACAATCAATAGCAGTTATCCAAAGACCTTTCATTATCAGTTTTTAACTGATGCCTTTGGTGTGGACTATGGATATAGGTTGCTGTCGGATTGTTCATTTGAGTTGTATAAAGCACATCAGCCAACTGAAGTTCAAATCCTTCCAATTGCAAAACGATTCGATCAATTAGGTTCAGATGAGTTATTTCGTTATGGTAAGCTTAAATTGTTAATTGTACGATTAATGGCAATTGGAGGTTCCGCGATTCCATTTACGATATACTTTGCAGATGATCCAAAGTATGTTGGAACGTTAACAGTTGTTGATGGTGTCGAGGATACTTACGAGATCAAAGTACCTAAAACAACAGCGGGACAAGTTTTGCGTATTGAACTTGGCCCAACAGCATTTGATTTTCATCGTTTTTATATGCATCTTCAAGTTGTAAAATCCGGTAAAGATACTGAGTTGGAATGGGTAACTTTAAAATGATAACGTTACCAATACTCATGGGGACCGATGACGTTACATTACATTCGTCTCCTTGTGATGATGTAAGTTTGGTGTTCCCATCAGAATCTTGGGTAACAGTATTTGAAGATAATTTTACTCGTGCTGATGGAGCAATTGGAGCACAATATGAACTATTATTTGGAGCAGATGGAACTGATGCTCATGGTTCAACTCAAATAGTTTCTAACGCTTTAAAGTCAATAATTACTCCGTTTGCGGGTGGAGCTAATCCACTTTTAATGGGTAGAATAACTAATGCTACTTTGTCTCCTACAATATTAAGACAACGAGTAAGTATTACTTTAGGTGCTTTTAGTGGAGGAAATCCATCTTCAATTGCAGTAACTTTATATCTTCATGCTCCAGATAGTGACTCTGGATTTGATGGTTTTGAGTGGATTCATAACTATCAAACAGGAATAGAAACTTTAGATTGTTTTACTTTTTCAGACGGTGGAAATGTAAGTAGCCCCAGTTTAAGCCCAGGAGATATTATTTCATTAGAAAATGCTGCTTCTGGAAATTTAATTCTACGAGTTAATGGTATTCAAGTTACTTCTTGCACTGGAGCAAATTTACAATTAGGAACTGCACTACTTCAATTAGCGGCTTCTGGATTTACTGATGCTTCTATTATTGTAGATAGCTTTAAAGTTGAAGTTTGGGAATAATGGATATAACAGTTAATACAGGAACATTCGTAGGATCTGCCATACCTTCGCCTTGTGATAATGCATCTCCTAGTGATGGGACCACGCCATCAGATTTAGCTATCACGACTACATGCCCGCTATCCGATGCTCAAGTTGGAGTTGCATATGAATTTGACTTAGTAGCTTCAGGAGGCGTTGCTCCTTACTTTTGGTCTATTAGTGCAGGTGCATTACCTGCTGGATTAACTTTAAGTACAGATGGCATGATTAGTGGAACGCCAACAGGTGCAGAGGTTGCTTCATTTACAATTGAAGCTACAGGAACGATTGGTGGTTCAATTACAAAATCGTGTCAGATTACGGTTGTTTTGCTTTCAATCACTACATCCTGCCCTTTAGCTGATGCTAATACGATTGTAGCTTATGATCAAACTTTAGTTGGTGCTGGGGGTGCAACTCCATATACTTGGGCAATTAGTTCAGGATCACTACCTACAGGATTAAGTTTAAATAGTGCTACTGGAGAAATTACTGGTACGCCTTCGGGTACTGGAGTATCTGCATTTACTATTCGGCTAACCGATCATAATGGATTAATTACAACAAAGTCTTGTCAAATAACTGTTATTACTGCTAATGCTTTAATTTTAACAGATGACTTCAATCGTACAGATACTGGATTTGGATCTAATAATCTATCAACTCCTAAATGGACTGTACTTCCTCGTGCTCCTGGGGATGTTAATAAGACTCAAGTTTGCATTAGCCATGACTCAGGTGTACAAGCATTACATTTTCAATATGAGAATGGTTCAACTGGGCGTGGAATTGCAATTGTTAGTGTTATAGACTACTTTTTTCCAGGTACACATGCATTAATGGAAGATTCAGATCAATTAGCTGAAGGAGCTTGTGTATTAGATCCTTCATCAAGTGGTAGTGCTTTTTGTCGTTCTGGGCCAATGGTTTTAATGTCTGGAAATTGGAATGCAAGTTCAATTGCAGGATATTTTATAGATTTTAAAAAGTATAAAGGAGCAGCCGGAGTTGCTCAAATAGGAAGATTTAATGCTGGCGATGATTGGACTAATTTAGGGGCTGAAGTCCCTGCAACATTGCATGATGTTCAAACAATTACAGCAAAAGTAAGCGGAAGCAGTGTTAGAATTCGACTATTTATTAACAGTGTTATGTTAGTTGAATACACTGATAGTACTGCTAATAGACTAACTACTGGAATGCCAGGATGGAATGGCCCATTTTGTAGTTCTGGGTTATTAAAATGAGTGGACTCCAATTACTGTGCATTAAAACCATAATATGTTAACCTCTATTGAAGAACAACAACTAAGATCATTACTTGTTAGAAACATTGATATGCATAAGCGGCGTGTCATTAATGCTGCGGATGCAGTTGATCCTGGCGATTACATTACAAAAGGGCAATCTACTGGTGTAGTGACATCTGTATTAAAGTTGGCGGGGTTCACGACTACACCTTCAGGTATAATTGTACCTTTAAATGTTGACGGATTAAGCGGCTTGTTAGCAGATCCGCAAACTCCACTATCGCATGCAGTTTCACATGAAACTCAAGGTTCGGATGAAGTTAACGTTTCAAATCTGACTGGTTTACTTGATGAACCGCAGGAAGCATTACCGCATAATTTTGAGCATGAAAATGATGGACTAGATCCATTACATATTGACGATCTTGCAGATCCTTCAGATAATACAAGATTGAACGCATCCACAAGTACACATGGGCTTTTACCTAAACTAGATGGCAATGTTGCTCACTTTCTTGATGGAACTGGCAGTTTTTCTACTCCTGCTGGTGGAGGTGGCGGGGCTCCTTCAGCGCATGCAACAACACATGAAAGTGCAGGTTCAGATGAAATTGATGTTCAAAACCTTTATGGAATGCTTTCATCTATTCAGGAGCCTATTCCTCATGCTGAAGATCATCAAGCAGATGGTTTAGATCCACTTCGTATTGATGAACTAGCAAATCCTTGGGACATAACTGATTTAAATGTTTCTGCTTCTGCGCATGGTTTAACACCAAAATCTCCAGGAGATGATACAAAATATCTTAATGGTGCATCGACTCCAGCGTATGCACAACCTAGAGATTCTGATTTATCACTTACTGACATCACGACTAATAATTTAAGTTTTACGAAGCATGGATTTGCTCCAAAAGCACCTAATGATTCTACAATGTTTTTAGATGGGACGGGTGTTTTTTCTACTCCTGGAGGAAGTGGAGGTATTGGTGTTACTGTTCCTGGAATTTGTAATGGGAGATTAACTTTAGCTCCTGGATTTCCTGTTTATCAACCAAAAGCTGCAACTCCAACTTCTACAAATACTACAACGGATATTGTTACTTGGGCAGCAGATCCTGGATGGGTTACTGGAACTATTGTAACTCCGGCATCAACTTTAGCTGGGCTTACAGCAGGCACAAGATATTTTTATGGGAGCTTGTCATCAACAACAGGAGCATTTTATACATCTGTTGCTAATGCTAATGCAAACGCTAGTAAAGTAGATTTAACTGCATCTGTTACACAACAGATAATTCCAAGCGGAATTTCTCAAACGTCTATTAATTTTAGCCCTTACAATGGGTCACAAATTTCGCTTTATGATGGAAGTTCTGCTTGGACAACGCTTTCATTCGTAGAAACTAATTTAGCATTAGGAACATTAACTAGCGCACTTCCTTATGATGTTTTTGCGTATAATAACTCTGGAGTAGTAGCTTTAGAGCTTTTAGCTTGGACAAGTGATACCGCACGAGCGACTGCAATTGTTTTACAAAATGGAGTTTGGGTTAAATCTGGAGCGACTACACGTAGGCTTCTTGGAACTTTGCGGACGGATTCAACTACAACAACAATTCAAGATCTTGGTGGGATTGCATCTCAAATTGGTGGAAAGTGGTTTGTACAAAACGTATATCATCAATTTTCAGTTAATCTTATTGTTTGGGACGGGACTGACAACTATGCATATAATCTAGCTACAATTCGACAAGCTAATGGTGCAACTGGGATGAAAATAGAGGTAATTGCAACGTTACCTTATAATGATATTCTTGCAGACATACTAGCAATTGTTAGAACTTCAACTACATCCACTGTAGCAATGAATGGCTGGGGAATTAATTCAACAACTGTATTTTCTGGTATTCCAGGATCTTCCGCAGGACAAGCAGGGTATGGAATTAATCATGGAAGATATTATGGCCCGCTTCCTCTTGGATATACTGCATTAAATGTTTTAGAGGATCAACCAAATGCTACAGGCACAGCAACATGGTTTGGAAAAAGAACACAACCAGATGCTTGGTCACAAAGCTCTGTTAAGTGGTATGCATAAGGAGTTAAAATGAGTTTTATTTTGCCCGCGATTACAGGATTATCAGCTTTAGGTGGTGCGTTAAGTAATCGAAGTCAGACTTCAAAGCAAACATCAACGCCAACGCTTACGCCAGATCAGCAAAATCTGTATCGTCAGCTTATGACAGCACAAGGTAATTTGATGAACCCTACAGATTTGAGTGGTTATCAAGCTTCACAGGAAGATGATATCAATCATATGGCTGAACTTCAAAAGAAAAATCTCATGGAAACATTGGCCGCGCGTGGAATCAGTGGCCCCGCCACGAATTACGCTGCCGGTCGTGTTGATAACTCAAGGTTTGCTCAGATTGCAAAATTACGTGCATCGATACCTTTACTTCAACGACAGTTTGGAACGGAAGCAATCAATTCTGGTACGAACGTTTTACGTGCCGTACAGCCTGGACAAACGAATACAGGAACAACGCCAGGAAATGTAGCTGGTGGTGCAATAGGAAGTGGAGCTTCTACTTTAGCTTACTTTTTAGGTCAGGGTGCATTTAAAAAACCTGTTGCGGGTGGTGCACCGACGGGCAATGGTGATGGGCTTCCATATACAGGTAACTTCTAAGGAGAAATTATGCCCGTAGATCTTTCGATAGCTAATAGTATAAATGCAGCCTATGCACAAGGGCGCGCGGAAGCCTTTGCTCGACAGCAACAAGCAGATAAACTTGCTCAGCAAGCAAAAGAAGAAGAAGATAAAGCTGCATTAAGAGATCAAGCTCAAAAGCAGTTTGATGCTAAACAAAAGCAAGATGCTGCTCAATTTGATGCTGAGCATAAACTTCATGAAGCTATTTTTGGGCTTCAACAAGCTACTGCACAACAAGATCAAGCTCAAAAGGGATCTGAGTTTACTGAGAAAACTGGAAATCCAGCTCAAGGTTATGAGCCAGACTTAGCTAATTCTCCAACGGATACTGTTGAGTCCACAACCTCGCCTGGAACATTTGTACCTCGTGCAACGAAGTATGTCAATAAAGCTACAGGTACGTCTTATACTGCGAGATCGCCTGAAGTAACGGCTCAAATGTCAGGTCAACTTGCAGCCTTAGCTAAAGAGCCGCTCATAAAACAGGACCGCGATACTGCGTTGTTTGAAAGTTCTCTTGCAGAGCATCGTCAGAAACTACATGATACTGGTCAATGGAATCATGAAAGTGATATTAAAGCTGTTGAAGAAGCACATCAGGATGCACGCAATGAAGCAGATCATCGTAATGCAATCGATGTTGAAAACTTACGTGGCAAATATGCAATGGCAGTTCAAAATCTCAAACCAAGCGGCGGTGGCGGTGAACAAGTTTGGTTAGATGATAAAATGGACCCTCAAGCAGCGGAGGCATTTAAAGTTCCTTACGGTTCAACATGGCATGATGTTTTAGGTAATGTGAAGCTTACTGCGGATGGTCAAAAGAAGTTTCTTACATTATCAACGATGGAACCTGAAGCAATCGATGCTCAAGAATTATTGGATGCAAAGGATTCAACTGGAAAGACTGGATATCAACGTTATTTCTTAGGTTCAGTTAAAGGAAGATTTCAAGAGGCTTATCAAAATCTTTATCCAGATCCGGAGATTGAAAAGATTCGTCCGATACTTTCACAATTATTTCTTGATGCAAAGGATAATGCTGGTGTTGGTTCACGGTTGACTGCCGCACAAGTTCAAGCATTAAAAGGTATCACGCCAGGTAATGAACGTTACATCACAGCAGAACGTGGTAAAGAAATCATTGAAGCTATTTTGCCTGCAATTCGTGCTGAAAGAGTATCGATCATCAAGGCTGAAGGTACAAAGCTTAAGCCATCAAGCACTGGTGAATCTACACGAACTTCTGTATCAGTACCAAAATCCGCAGGTGCAGAAGGTGCAGCCGAATTGTGGAGTATTGTTAAACCGAAAGCTGGAAAATAAATGGCATTGAAGACTTATCAAGTTAATGGCCCCGAGGGTATAATTGAAGTTCAGGGTCCAGAAGGTGCGTCTGATGCTGAAGTGCAGGCACAAGCCAAACGGCTTTATGCCGTGCAGCAGGATGCTAAAGTTGCAGCTTTACGTAAAAATACACCCCCACCTGTAAGTGTAGCGCAAGCTGCGGCTGCACCCACCAAAATGGGCGCGGTTCCACAAGGCATCGTGAGCACTTTATGGAATGCTGGTAAACATGGAATTGAAGGAAATACTCCGCAAGCACTTCAGGATGTTCTTCAATATTTCACACGTAACACGCTTAACGATAAGCTCGCTGATCTTGGAAATGTAACTCGTGATGCCGCAAGTGCGGTTACTGGAACTGCTGCTGGAATAGCTACAGCGAATCCTTTGATTGGATCTGCTGCTGGCGCAACAATGGATCAAGCTTTACGTTCATCAACAGGACAAGGTACAGGTGAAGAAGACTCATTATTGCCGACAGATAATCCCGTGCTCGCCACACTTAAAAATACAGCCCTTAATGAAGTTGGTGGCAGAATTATCGGCGGGGTTGCCCGTGGTGTTGGTAAAGCATTAGGTCAGGATGTTCCGATTAAAAGAATGACTGATGAGCTTGCAAACTTAAAGCCTACATATGGTCAAGTTACAGGGCGTGAACGAATTGAAAATATGTTTGCTCCCGCAGCAAAGAAAGCTTCCGTTACAGCATCAACAACTGCTGCGGATAGTCGTATAAAAGATATTGTTGGTGAGCTTACATCGAGAGATACATCGGGTGGAAAAGTAACGAATGTATTTGCAGGCGCACCACAAACTTACACTGGCCCTGGCCCGGCTAATTCACGTTTAGCTGAAGTAATGCAAGCTGAGGTTAAACAGGGATTCAAGAATGCAGTTGAAGCATCTAATGTTGAAGCTAAGAACTTTCTTAGTATTGCAGAAACAAATCAAACGCTTATTCCTCAGCCTCCGCAAATTGTTAATACTGGAATGCTCGATCAGTTTGGTCAACCTATAACAAAAAGCGTTCCTGTTGCACCAAAGGTTATTTCTGGCGCAGTTCATTTAGATGATACATTGGATCTTGCAGCACAAATTGCACAGGATATGCATTCGAGCAAAGTACCCCCGGACCCGGAAAATCCTGTACTTCGTGCTATAGATGGACTTTTTAATGGAACTGGAGCCACATTAGATGACGCAACAGGTAAAGTTGTATCCCATGAACCAATCAGCGCGGGGGATGCATGGAAGACAAAACAAGCATTAGATAAACTAGCATATGGCGATCCAGTTGAAGGATTGAATGCTGGAGATTCTAAACTTAAAGAACTATCAAAAGCGTTGAATCGTGATATCGATAATGCAATACCGAAATGGCAAAACGGTGCAGTAAGCGCACAAAACTCATGGGAAGATGCGAAGGCGATTGTTCAAAAGCGGCATGAAATATTCTCGCCGATGGGTGAAACTGGCGCGGGCACAAAAACGCTGCTCAATACAGTTAATGCACCTGATGATGCTATTGAAGCTATTTATAATGATTCTAAAAAGATGCAGCGGTTCTTTGAAACTGGCAATATGACTGTGAATGGTCGGCAGATTGTTTCATCGAATGCTAAACGTGACATGCAAGGTTACGCGATCAATCGTATTTGGGATAACGGGTTTACTCAAACTGATCCATTAAATCATACGATTGGTACTGCTAATGGTGCTAAAATGGCAACGGAGTGGACTGAATTGGCGAACTCAGATAAAGGAAAGGAGTTATTCAGTAAACAGCAGATTCAAAATTACAATGAGTTTTTTGATGCAGTACGAAAGACAACGGCAACTCCAGGAACATTCACAAAGTATATAACATTAAACTTTGGAACTCGTGCAGTAGCACTTGCCAGTGCAGTTTTAGCTGGAAGTGCAACCTCTGTTGGTTCTGCTGGCGTAGTGGGTGGCGCGGTTTCACTTTCTGTTGTTGCTCGTGTAATGGCGTCTAAAAAGTGGGCACCAGTTATGCTTGCAATGATGCATGGTGAGCCATTGGGAATGTCATTTCAAGCTGCATCTCGTGGTATAATGCAAGCTATGAGTGGCGGTGCAATGGAACTTCAAAACGCTGACGGTACATCAACGTCTGCAATTGTTGGAACTGATGGCGTACCCCGCCCAGTTAAAAATTCACTTGATGCTAATGAACAAGCATATCGTAAATCTATAGGGAGATAACGAAAGCCCATCGCCAGTGTATAAATGCGATAAAGAAAAGGAATTCACGTTTTTCAGGCTCACGTGCTATTTTTATCTTATACCAACGAACTGGGCTTTCATAGTGCATGAAATTACGCAGTTTCATTTTCGCCCAGCCATCCATAAAACAAAGATACAACCTACGATGATGAATAAACTAATCATGGTTTAATCCTTTTTGTTCATGATCGCCAATGCTTTTGGCGTCATTCGATATGCAACATACGATGGAGGTACAAGTGCTAATGAAATCATCTCACTTTGAGTAAGTGTTTCAATTAACTTGTCTAAATCCTCCGCTTGTACGTCACCCCAGTTCTTCGTTAAGAACTCAGTTCTTGTTACTGTGTAATCTTTAGCTTCCAGCATTGCGGCCAAAAGCCTAGCCCCTATATCTGCGAGATCTGATTTTCCTGCACTCATAACATATAACTCATAGTTTTGTTTTAACGCGGTTACTTCCAGGATCGCGGACTCAAAAATCTCTTTCGTTACTTCTAGCGAATACTTCGATGCCGCGATAATGATTGCTATCTTAATCACGTTCGTATGCATTCGTTGGATTACCCCAGTTTTATCTGGGTGTGTTTTGTACTTATGATACAACTCATTGTACCAAGGATTGTAAGCATCCTTTGCACCCTGCGTAATTGTGACTTTTCCACTTAACGCTTTAATCTTTTTCAACGATTCAACTAAAGACGACTCATCACTGAATATCGGCTCACCCATTAATGAATTTGGCTTTCGTGTTTCGTCTGGTTTTATCATAAACGTGCGGCCAAGTAAACCTCCATAGACTGCACGCGAGTCATACACGTCACGAAGAAATGTTTCATTGGACGCAGCAAGCATACTAACACAAAGATTTTTAATAATAATACTATTCTGTGAACGGAGGTGATACTCATATACATCATCTCCCACTCTTGGACTCCATATATCCGTAAGAAGTGGAATTAGCCTAGGATCACTAATGAAGAACGATGCAAGTTCATCCGCCGTGATTAGGGCACTTCCACCTTTAATCGGAATCCCCGTCTGTTTATTTGCTATGTCCTGAGCTAAAAGATCAAGTATAGCTTGAATTGACGCCGTTCCACTGAATACCTTTGTATGCTTCAGTACATTAAGCAATCGCCTACTTACCTCTATTGGCTGGCCCTTCCGGAACTGCGCTGATTCTGCCAGAAAAACAATGTAACAGTTTGGATAGATTCGATAGTTTCCATGCTGAAACCAAACATTAGTTTTTAATACTGCTCCAATAGTACCATACGCGCCCCATTTCCAAAAGCTGAGTGGCGACTCATATTCAGCGAAGTGGTTAATGAAAAGGTCAACGAAATTTTCATCGGGATTTTCCATGCAAGACAAGCTTTCATTTTATGCGTTTATTCAATTTTTTCAGCTTATGTACTAGAGCATTACATTGTACGCAAGAAGGATCTAAGTTGTCATGCGAACTAATTTTAAACGTAAAGTACATCTTCATTTTAGCTATTTTGCAATTAGTGCATATCTTGTATAGGTTTGGATCGTATCCTGCTTTTAACACTCGCATTCTAGCATGCAAAAGCATATGATACTTATGACTTTCACAAATTACTAAGTTTGAATTTTGATTGTTACTGTTGTTTTCATCCTGATGATGAACTGGATGCTTTATTGGGATGTATTTACCTAGAGCTGTTTCAGCAATAAGTATATGCTCATAGACATAACCATGATTTCCATTTGTAGCTCTGGGATGGTCAGGCTTAAAAACTAATCGATAACCTTCTGCGTTTGTTTTAAATGTGAGCCTTCCATGCTTATTATCCAGCATAACTCTTTCTATTTAGGCTGTTGATAGCTTTTGAATGCAAGCTCAAGTTTTTCTCGATACTCTCGAAAATCAATTAGCATTGCGCCTGCAATTTGTGTTGTTTTTTCAGTATCATCAACAAATACCTTTTTAGTAAACCAGTTAAATAAAAAGGCATCCGCATAAGCACCCATTGCAACATGAATAATGTCGAGTCCAATTTTAATCGCGGCCTCAACTTCTAGCTGAACATGCTGCTTATCATTAAATTGAATATCCACACGAGGAGCCTTATCTCGATGGGATATAATCGAAGTAACGAGTATGTTTGAAATTGGGGTATCGTCTTTCATATGCGAATCTCCTGTAAATCCATCCAGTTTGTTTCTGACATTGACATTTCTGCTGGCACAATAAGATCGAAGTCACGAATTAACGAGCCGCGGCGAAATGAAATCGGCCTTTCATACTGTTGTTGAAACACTTCGATATAACGTTCCCAATAATCCTTGTGCGTAATAGCAAGTATGCCATCATGCTGCTCAGTGCAGATTTTATACTTGACCATGTACCCCGGCAGGTTATTTACCAGTCGCGGAAGGGTAAACTTCGTTAAATCACTGATCGTAGATTGTGGGATCTGCGCTTTAGCTTCTTTGTACGTGTGACCTGAAATACGATCGAAGAATTGCCGTTTGCGCCCAAATGGAGTTTCCAGTACACGATAACGGATGAGTGCCTCATCAACTTCTTTATGATAAACGCCACGAATTTTTGGGTTAGTTTCATGAAATTTATCCAACATGTACTTGCACTCTTTTATTTTGATGTGCGTCATTTGTGCGAGTCTGAATTCCGTCATGTCATAGTTTCCGGCATGGCGAATTCGCTTGCCCAAATCGTAATATGAAATACCAATTCTAGGTATAGTTGGCTGCCAAGCTCCCGTTTCATCCTTATGTATTGTTGCAACGTCTATACCAAAGATCGCGGCTGCTGTTTTAGCATGAATCTTAGGCTTTTGATCCATTGCAGCTAAACCTTCCCAATCTTCGGCTAAAACAAAGACAACACGAGCTTCAGCACCCGATCCATCACCTTCAACAAAAACAAAATTATGTGGAGGTACAAACATTGAACGTAAATCGGCTGCAATGTCAACATCATCAAAACTATCAAAAGTTTCATCATCAACGTGAAATCCATGTTTAGATATAGTTTGTAGTGAACGACCTAGCTTACGTTTTCGAGTGGGGTAGTCTTTCCAAAGTGCTCTTTCAAGTAAAATCTCATCCAATGCTTTCGATGACGAGGATCTTCCAGTTTCGGTGCCCCCGAGATTACTCGAACCTCGCATTGTATGGTCAGGATACAGCGGAGTATCCAACAGTTCAAGCACCTTTGCAACTTTACGAATGATAACAACTTTTGAAATAATGAGCGCACCAACTTGACCTTTTTTGTTGTGCTCGGCGTGATTAATCAAAAGGTCATCTAATGTATCTTTATCTGTTTTGTATACTTTCTCACCTTTTTCATTAGTCTTCGTGCGCTTTGGAAACCTCAAGTCATCATAAAGTAAGCGCCCAACCTGTTGAGAACTCCTAGGATTAAAAACAGGGTCACCAATAAAACTGCGCAAAATACCAAGTTCGCGCTCATACATTCCAGTGTATTTAAAGATGAGTTTATCTCTTCGATCTTCGTCAACCAAAATTCCAGTCTCATCCATGTTCTTATAAATAAGAATAAGCGGCGCAATCTCTTTATGATACAAATCATGCTGATCGTTTTCTTTTAATTCTTCGTCTTGTCTTTTATTAACAAGGTGTGCACTAAGGGCATCTTTCGCGTTATACAGAGATAGCTTGTCTTTGTTATCTTTACGTGGATCAAAGTCTTTTCCTTCATCTTTGTAATAAGGAATTTCTGTATAAATGGAATTGAGAAAATCGAGTGCTTTCGGAAGCTCAGGATATAACAATGCACCTTTAAGCATGGTATCGTGAACAACATTCTTGACGTAAAATCCGTGGCGTTGAAGTATCGTCCAATCATACTTTATGTTCTGATTACACTTTGGAATTGAATGGGACAATACTTTTGCGACAAGCTGCCACATTAATGCTAATTCACCTGGCGAGATTTCTTGAAAGTAGAATGGCGATAGCGGAATTGAACAGGCTTCGTTACCGTCGAAACAAAATGAGATCATTGTAAGCATCCCACCGTATGTTTCAATGTCAAATGTTACAAAACCATCGTTTTGAGCTAAACCTCTCGAAAAGAATCGATGTACTTCAATTGAGTTGCGCGCGATCCAGATTAATCCTGGCTCCTTAATTGGCGAACGCATAAGCTTACACTGCGATATACGCTTAAAATCAGTCCTAACATATGCTCGCGCGGTGTAATCTTGATTAAGCAACTGTGGTGATAAGGTCGGAATGACTCTAATAATTGCAGGGAGCTTGAGTTGCCAATCATCACGTAAACTGAGAATGGACCCTCGATAACAATTGATAAAAAAGCGTCTTCCTTTAGGTTTCTTGATAAGATTAATATGCGTAAAAACGGCACTGAGAGCAATATCATCCAAAGGTACAATGACGTTTGGATTGACTGTTTTAATTTCTTCAAATAACATTTCCTCGTAAAGCTGCTTGTCCACTCTTAACAATGCTTGATACAGTTTCTTTGGATTCGAGCCTGCATATCCGATGGCTTGCTTAATAAAAAGCGAGCTATAGCATTGGCCCATGTCCATTTTCTCGGCGCGGAGCATCGAATTTAACGTTGCTTCTTGCGTACCACTCAATGCTTTCTCGTTCATTATATCTTCATTGGTAGGATAACCTCCGAGGAACATAATGGTAGCGTCACCGTATCCATGTGATGAAATTTCAGGCTTAAATGATTGTTTAAATGGTACGTTTTCGATCATTCAGTCGGGTATCCTACAGATTCAAATGCAAATTTGATACATTCAATGCAAGCGTATCCATTTTCAGAATTAACTATACATTGCTGTCCTGTATGCTCATCTAGATAATAGTTAAACTCTTCACTACACATTAAGCACGTAACTAGGATTGGTTCAATCATCGTGGATTCATCTGTCGGTATGTCTTTAAAAGGTTGGTATAGTTCATAATGTCATCGAAGCTATCATCGAGACGTTCATTAACTGGCGGGGTTGAACTAAACAACAAGTTTGCAATGCGGTTAAACTTGATTGAAATTTGTTCAAAGATTGCACATTCAACATCATCTGGATGTGAACATGGAAGTTGATCCAAAATGGCTTTCATTTTAGGATTGCGAAAATTGATGAATGGATCGGGGTCCTGATGTACATAATCTGCGTTCTTCCGTATCAGCATTTCGAGACATTGAAGCTGATTTTTATGCAGCAGATCGAAGAATTGTCGTTTTAATTCAGAGCGCGGTTCAAGTATAAATTCTTTAAAGTCTACGTTTGCCATTTTATCCTTTTCTGAGGCTCCGGCTAAAGCTTACTTGGTTCACAAGCATTGGCTACACCTGATTTAATCTCGTTTACGAGAACCTCCTTCGTTGTTAAACCGGAGCTTCCATTCCAGCAGGAATGAACGTTTCAACACGATTCTGCGGACGGCCTTGATACATTTCATTTATGACCTTGAACTGTATCTTTTTGCCTACGTTCTTACCTTCGCCAATCGAGAAACCATACGTTTGACCTTTTTCGAGGCCATCCACGATGTCTTTCACTGGTTTATTTAAGAGCGCGGCCATATACGTTACGAGAAAACCTTTGCCTTTGTCGATTGCATTGAAGAACGTATGTTTAATTGTACGCTCATCATTACGTAGCAGCTCATTGTCGAAATCCAATACGATTTCGTTATCAATGCGGCCACCCTCAGATTTAAGTTCGTCCTTCAAAATTGTTCCAGTATACCACCCTGGCTGGATTGGCTGCCCCGCGAGCAAGTCTCCGCGGCTAAAATTGATCTCGATATAGATACCCTTCTTTCATAGTCGAACGTTATAGTTAAAAATGAAGCTTATTCAGCGTCATCCGCTTCTTCGTCATCGTCATCGTCTTGATCGTCATCACCGAAATCTTCATCATCAGCAAACAACTGCGGAAAGTCTTCTTTGAGTTCATCCTCAGCGTAGCCTAATGCTAATCCAACTTCGATGAAGTTTGCATCTGGATCGCTAACCTTTTGTTGTTCAACAATCGCTGCAAATGCTTCTGCACACTTTGGTCTCATTCGTCCTCCTTATCTACGAACGTTAACTGTTCACTCACTGGAAACAAATCAACTTCGACATTGATCTCACCGAATTCTGATGAGTAACTTTGATGTTCGAGTTCAAAGCTTAATTCAGCATTCGGAAAACGTTTGTTAAATTCCTGAACGACTAACTGTTGCGCTTCATCTTTTGAAACTTTGATTCGAATCTTCATACTGTTGTCCCCTCCTTTATGTCTTTACGATGCTTATTACACAGATCACGGAAAAACGGTTGAAATTCTTGATTTGTGAACTTAAACTTACCTGGCGGGATACCAAAGCTGTTGCCGCACATTTCACTTGCGAATTCAACATAGTATTCAATCTTTCCACCTTGTAATTCACGGCTAAAATTGAATACATTATCAAAACGACCGATTAAACCTGCGGCGAGATTATCTGTGAGATTTAACTTCTCACCAATAATCTCATTTGGTTTGTACTCATCACCGGGCGCGAGCATTTTTGGTTTACCCCACTTTTCCCGTGTATGACAGGTTACGATTAAATTGCAGGGCATGGCAAAAAGGTAGTCTAACACTTGATTGACGCCGTTATTCTCGGCGCGGTAGTCTCCTGGATGCGCCAAACGGAGTGAGTTTTCACCTTTGCCACCAACATGAGCACCTGTCGCTTCTTCATAAAACAATGCCATAACTAAACGGCACAACGGACCTAATGAACCGAGCCCAATCGTTTTGTACGGAAAAGGCTGATTCATTGGATTAAGCTTATATGCTACTTTAAGCATATACAGCCGTCTCATTTCTTTCGCAACGGGTTCCCAGCCAGCCATACCATCAAACTGCTGATAGCTTATCCTGCGGTCTTTGATAATCTGCTGCGCAACCATATCTGCGATTCCACCAAATCGATTATCAAAATCAAGTTCGTGATATGGATGCTCAAATGATGCTGCCGCGCCAGATTTACCTGACTTTGACTCTCCAGCAAACAATGCAACAAAACGTTTCTCGGGCTTGAAATCATTTAGATCCGGCATCGTCGTTTTCCTCCATGATATGAATGTCGTGCGTTCGTATTTCATTGCACAAAATACATTCTTTGTTTGTTCCATCAAACTCAAATACGTGACCTGATATCGGCTGAATATCAAGCTCACGCTTAATCCGCATTGCAAAATCGTTTAATGCTTGCATGACTCCGGGTTCAAGATAGATCCAATGCAAAATGACGCCTAAGTCGTCGTCCAAACGTTGCGTTGATAACTGTATACCGAAACCATCAAACTCAACATAAACACCATCGCCAATGTAATCTTTAACTGGTACTTTCATGTGACTTCCCACTTAATTCTCTATGTGCTGAACGTTGATCGATGAACCACCATGCAACTTCAGAATCCGTTACTGATGAGTGCTGCAATGCAAAAATGAACTGCTCACTAAATACACCCTTCACTTTAATGAGATTGTATCGTGAACCTGAATGATGCATGAGATTGCGCTCAATGACTTTCATTTTCAACTTTGACAATGGCTTGACCCTCCAACGCATTAGCTTTCGTGCGTATTGAAGCTTGTACTCCAACAAGATGTGTAATCGCGCTTTGAATTGGTTCGCGCAAATTATGAAATCGTTTCCCTACTGCAAGATTACCTTCAAGGCACACTTCATCATGCAATTTTCCAGCATCAAAGATTAACTCCAGGGCATCTTCAAGCTTTCGTTGCGACTTTTTTAGCTGTGCTAAAGATTTTTCAGTGTTCATCGTGTTCTCCTTTATAGAGTTCGTCATGGATTTGTTGAAGGATTGGAATCCATTCTACACCTATGACTTCATGTGTAAGAATAAGTTCCATTAACGTATCTAATGTATCGCAGACTTGGCATTCATTTGAACAATATGCGAGCATTACATTTTGAGAAGTTAAATGTACCCCAACTGGATATTCACCGTCTGTTTCTGTATCACAGTGTGCACATTTTGTAATCAAACGTAACTCTACGAATTTAATGCTCATCGTGGAATACTCCACTGGGAAATTCGAAGCCACTTTCAATTAACTCAGACAACTTATCTGCCGCGGCTGTATCTTCCATTGACGTTTCATGATTCTCTGCAATTTCAGCTTCTGCTTTAATTTGAGCTTCGGCGAAGATGTCCTTCATCGTGGCGCGGGCATTTCTGAATCGAATTGCCTTCAACGATTTCGAACAACACAGCCCAACAATGACTGCATTTCGAACTTGTGATTTCTCAATAATGATCTCAGACTTGCATTCATGACAACGCGCACGTTTACCAATGATTTGTTCCGCTTTGTAATATGTCTTACAATCGGGATCAATGCATCGATAAATTTGTTTCTTCCAATCTTCCTGCCGTGTTGCAGATTTTTCATAGATGTGAAGATGTTTGTGCGTATCTTTTAAAACTGCGGCCATAAAAGTCACCTCAAAAGATGGTGTCGGGAGTCCAGTGATTAACCACTCAGTTACAATTTGAACTCTTGTATTATTCAACCTTGTAAACTGAATTTTCTTCCCGACACCATAAAATACGAACCGCTCACCACGATGTAAAGCACGCAATGATTTAATTAACTCACGCCATGCATAAAAGTCATCAAATGGTAAAACTTGTTGGAACATGGCCCGCGCTCACAACTTAGCCACGATCGAACATAAGATTGCTTTTTTCGTTTCCTTTGTTTGTGTACTGAACACGCCAACAAAATGTTCAACGAAATGCGAGTTTACAGCGGGTTTTTCGTCGAGTTTAGCTAAATGATTGATCTGTACATATGTTCTTTCCGAAGCTTTCTTTGCAGCCATCGTAGCCTGGAACTTAGCTTTACGCTCCGGGGTCCACTTTGGATGAGCCTTCATGTATGCTGCTGTGTGCTTGCGATCAGTTTGACGTTTCATAGTTTATCCTTTGTAGTTGAATTAGAGACATCGGACAGAAAAAGGTTTTCAAAATCTTGTGTTATCTCCCATTAACTGTCTTCATTCCACGGATGCCAAGCTTTTGTAACCTCATAAAATTGCCGTTTGATTGTTTGCTTTAGTTCATTTGTCTCTACGTTGCAGACTTCAGTAAAATCGCAGGGTCTTTTCTCATCGGGGCCTGCACAATGAACCCAATTTTGCGGCCATACACTTTGTGACTCACGTTGTAATCGTGCGATAGGCCAGTACACTTCTTCAATGATGTATTCTTTCCACTGTTTGATCTTCCAATCCGGAATGTAATTGAAGTCGCGCCTTAATGTACTCTTTTCTTTATACTCTTTTTGCAATCCAAAATAGTTAAATCCGCCATAATTGAATCCAGTTGCAAGTGCGTAACACAAAAACTGTGGCTTCCATTCATACAATTCAGATTCACGTTCCTGCGTCTTATGATCTACAAATGCATTGAGTGCATAACCCATTTGAGATTGAACGCTACACAATAAATCAATGCGGCCAATCAAAATGAAGATTACGTTATCATCTTCGTACAGCTTAACACTGAACTTAACTTCGGTCGCGGGCACTCCATTTTTGACTATGGGGTTGTAATCTGCAACTGAGTTTTTAATACAATATTGCGTAAAACGTACATTTACTAATGTTTCAAACTCCGGCGGTAGCTTAAGTTTATCTCGAAACTTTAATGATTGAAATAAACTTAATGCCGCTGCGGAGTGCTCAAGTGAATTCTTCGAAGGATTAAGTGCACGTAGGTTGTAATAACAATCCAACAGTTTATGTACGTATGTACCTTGCCCGCTGTAATCTTTCTTAAACTGCGGAGTTATCCAGGTTTTACGTAGATTTTCAACGTATACAAGCTTGTATTCTTGTGGGCAATACAAGAACGTTTTGATCTTTGATGAGTCAAGTTCAATGATGAGCTTACTCATGATGGATCTTCTAAACCTAAATGCATGACAACTTTTAAGTGTATTAACAACGCAGTAAACAAGACTCCAGTCGTATATTCTCCGCCGTTTTCCGTAATATGCGCTCGAAGTGTAGTTTCAAGTTCAGTGGCGAGTTTTACAACTTTATTTCGTTGCTCTGGAGTTAACTTTGAAGTTGCATTTATGAATACATTATCCGTTATCAGCTTGAATTCCTGTGGAGTGATATCAATCATTATAGTTTAACCTTCGTTTATAGCCATTTAACGAAATCGCGTAACGTATTCACTGCTGCCAGATACTTACGTTCAGCAATTGTTTGATCAAAATGCCGGGATTCTGTAAATTCAGGTGCTAAACAAATTCGAATGTAGTTTTCAACATGATAATTTATTAATTGCTTAAGTAAATATCGCATTTTAACCTTTAACGTTAGTTTTTGCTTTCCTGGCGCGGATCATCTCTTGAATTGACTTTGCTTGTTCTTGCATAATGCTAATACCAATATGCATGACAGCTAAATTTGAACGTGCAGGATGGCCTGCCGTTACAGCATCGAGCATATCTAAAGTTTTCGTTACAAAGACTTGTTCTTCGGTGCTTAATGCACGAAACTGCTTTGCAACTGTTAACGATAATGCAAGAATACGCTTTGAAGCAAAATCGAGTGCTTCATAATCTGGTTCGTTAGTTTTCATGAATTCTTTCGTTTCGCGGTCATGTAACAACCCACCGCAATCAACATTCCAATGCCCACTCCAATAAAGAATGCACTCGATACTGCATACGTACATGTCATTTCGTAACCCCCTTGAATATTCGTCGAATTCGTTTACGTGAGTTATCAAAACCATCCAGTGATTTTTGATTACGTATACAAAACATATGCCCATCGACAAGACAAATGTACGTTCCAAGTGGATCAATCAACTTAAGAACGGATGACACAACTTTGCCTGTATATTGATCTAAAATGAACAACCTATCACGCATTGCACCCAAAAGCTTTGCATCCACATGAAACCCGGCGCGGTCAACGCGACCATACGCTTTACACAATGCATGTGATGCTTCATATGTAATGTTGAATGCTTGCGAAATTGCACGCACAGTACAATCATTCGTTTCAGTGTAGCGTATTTCGTTCATTTCGTTCATTTCGTTCATGAATACATAAGTCTGTAAGTTTTCAACGTGGCTTCCGCTTGTTCATGCGTATCATAATAACCGACAGGATTACCACGTTCATCAGTCGCCATACTGCGCCACTTTAAATTTGAGTGCAGATATTCATGGCACGGGGAACTTAATCCGTTATTGGATACACGTACAACGTACCATTTGCCATGAACATCGTAATCTGGGCCATCAAATTGTCGAATATTGATGATTGGATCGGATGACGGAAGAATTGAGTCATTTTCCATTAAGTCATTTTCCATTTCAAAACCTCGAAATTTAGTCTCGCCAACAATAACGATTTTCACAACCTAATATTATCGACTGTTGTTGTAATTGTAGTTACAGTTATAGTTATAGTTATCACTGTCATTGTCACTGCCATTGTCATTACAAGCATAAGGATAACTATACTGTACTGCACTGTGCATTGTCCTCCGCACTCACGTTCGGCTCACCTTAATGGATTGCTTAACGTTTTGTCTACTAAGTCACGGAGGAAACCTTCATCTGATTCAATCTCGAACGAGTCACCTAACGTTTCAGCGCAGATTTGACGTTTAACCGCTACACCATCATGGAACCATTCGTCAACTGTACCTTTGGCTATTGGGTAGACAAACGTACATGGAATCTTTTGCCCGTCTCGATCTAAACGTGACTCAAATTGTTCTTCATCGGCCGCGTTCCATTGACGTTCGAGCACAACAGCGTTCGAACATACCTTTTGTAATCCGTCAACGCCTACTCCGCCAGCCAGCATGTTCATAATCATCAGACGGAAACGTTTCGAAATAAAACCTTCCTTCGCACGTTCCTTTGCATAAATGTTATCTTCGCCACTAAACTTCACGACGCTGTAACCTTTTTGTGTCATTGCAAGATAAAGCGTATCGCGTACAGAAACGTGGTGAATACCTAAGAGCAATGAATCTTCAGTGTCATTCATGAATTCTTCAGTATACTCAATTGCCCATGGAACTTTAGCTTGCCCTGTAATCGCGCGCATTTTAGCAAGCCAGCCTAGCAATACAGTGGAGTTTATCTTACCTGCTGTGCGCTGAAAGTTCTGAAAAAGATCCAATTCGTTATTGTAGATATCTTTCAATAGTGGATCTTCGATTTCCATGTACTGATAGTCGCGTGGCATCAGTTTGGGCAACGATGTAAGAACGTCGCGTTTCTCACGTCGAATAATGTATTGCGACGTTAATTCGTGGAACTTATCAAGCATGTATGGATCGATCCGAGTGTATATACCTTTTTCGTTCGGGATTAGCCAATTCTTACAAAAGGAAGCTTGTGAGTAAAAACGCACGGGATCGAGTAAGTTCAATACAGGGTAATATTCACTCGCACGGTTTTTGATCGGGGTTCCACTCAAGAAAACTTTGTACTCAATCTTACATTCTTCAATGTATTTAATGAGTGCTTTTGTTCGTTGCGATGAGAGATTTTTAAAATTTTGGCATTCGTCAACGATGATAAGCTTAATGCCCAATGCTATTAACTTGTCGAGCACACCTTTACGTGCCAGGAAATCAATACTGATTACATAATACTTGAATCCGCGAATGATCGATTCTCGATTCATGATGGGCATTACGCCTAACGGTGTATCATCAAGCCAGTATTTTAACTGATGGCACCATTGAAGCTGCGTTGAGCCTTTCACTGCGAATAGCGTAGGAGTCAATGCTTCAACGTTACGACGAATGAGAAGCAAACCTTGAATGGTTTTACCTAGGCCCATCGCATCAGCAATTAATGCACTGAAGTTTGCATGCTCTGCAAATTTGACACCTTCACGCTGATATGCGTATGCATGATGAACTGCATGAATTTCTTGGCATTCATTACAAAAGAATGGTTCCGTGGGCGCCAATGCCCAGAAGGACGGATCGATTTCGGGCTTAATCCATGGAATATGCCCGCCATCGTCATCAAATCGAGCAAGTTCATTCGTGTCAATCTCATTGATTAATGCAATGTCAGCTTGCGTAGGCGTGAATTCCATGGGCGCGGTCACTGACGTAAACTCCGTATGCCCGCACAAATACGAACGCATGATTTTCTTACCAAATGGGAATTCTGATTTAAGCTTCGCGGGCTTATGACAGAATGGGCATTCGTGTTTGAGTGTTGCCATGTGTTAAGCTTTCGATTCGTTCGAACGATTCATGTAAATCATCTGACATTCAGCACTGCAAAAGAATGGCGAAATAAACGTGCAGATCTCATCATTGCATTCAATGATTTTCTTACACTGTGGGCATACATGCGTATGTTCACTGCGTTCATTCGATGGTGCGTCTTTGCTCATTTCGTTTCATCCTTTGTTGTCGCATCGCGCATCGAGATTGACGTTTTGAGCATGCCCGTGATTAACGTATAAGCTTGTTCCTCGCTTACGTTCATTTGCTTCATGAATGATTTAACGGCCTTGGCTTCGTCCTTCGTGTATGTTCCTTTCAATCCAGTGTTCTCTTGACGCTGTATTTCAAGCTTTGTCGTGTGTTTGATTTTTGCTGCTTGCGTTTTCGATACAAGGTGCGCTTGAATTTCTTCTTTCGTTGATTTCTCAGTCATGATAGCCGCGAGAAACTGCGCATGACCGCTTAACAACGTTAAAAACATATGGATTGAATCAAGCGGAAGTTTCTCCCATCCTGACTTGTGTTGAATCAAGTAGGATTTAATCGAAATTGAAGATTCGTTTGACATTGTAATGATCGCATCATTGCCCATCATCATCGTTCGAAAAAGGTTATTTTCAGTCAGATAACGTGTTTTATCTACATCAGCAGCGCTCGCGCATTCAATCCAACGAGAATGATAAAAGGTTAGCTTTTGTTGCACAACACATTGGGCGCAACCATAAAACGCTGGCGGATCATCAGGGCGCGCATATCCACGATGATCGTTATGTAATGCAACGTATTCGAGGTCTGAACGATCAAATGATTTTTCGCAAATGTCGCAAGTCTCATTCATTCGGGTTTAACCTTTCAAGCGCGTTCATGGTTCGGCGTGCGGCTAAAACGTGGGCGCGGCCCTGAGACGTACAATCTACGTGAGATTTCTCAATGTCGCAATTCCAATGCAATTGGCGTAATGATTTGACTTTAAAGTATTGCATTTTACCTTTGAGTGTTGTCATTTCCTTTAACGTTTTAGCTTTGCTAAGATCGTTCGCGTGAGCGATTTTAGCTTGCGATGACGAGAACGAAAATGCATTGTTCAAAATCAGTGTCTCACATGAGGATGACTGATTTTTACTTAGTACATTCGTGATGGTTCTCGGGCGCATTGGAGGAGTCTACAGGGTGGTTAGGAGGTTGTCAAGAACTCTATTTGGCTTGTTTTCAACGGGTTAGCGCCAGGTGGGCTTAGAGTGCCTCAATGGTCCGATTAGGTAGGGGTACCCCTGATAAATTCGTGTTGATGATAAAGGACTTATCGTTACTGTCAATAAAATGACGCTATTTGTCGGAGTATTCATTCATATTCACTTTCTCTCTATCTTATTGATTATAAAAAAAA